ACTGGATGCTGCTGAAAAGCGGGTAGCGATTGCGCTTAAGGGGCTGATCCGCAATTTTCGTTTTAAGGATGCAGTTGAAAAGAAGGGTGAAGAAGCCCGTATCCATACTGGCGTTATTGCTCAGGAAGTTGAAGCGGCGTTTGCTTCTGAAGGTCTGGACGCACGGCGCTATGGATTGTTGTGCCATGATGAGCTTGAAGAAGGCGACATCTACGGTATTCGCTACGACGAACTTGCAATGTTCATTATCGCCGCGCTTTAACAAGATTGCCAGACTGCATATTTTAGGATTTTGAAATGACCCTGACCAAAGCAACATACTCCCTAATTAACGGCGCTCCAAGCAACGTCTTGGATTTGGGCGCGGATAGCACTGGAGTTGCGGACAGCGTAACGGCATTTCAAACTGCGGGTGCAAGCGCAAGCACGGTCAGCATTCCTGACGGCACGTTCTCTATTTCTGCAAACGTGCCTTTGACGGTTGCAAAATCCTTTACCGGGAACGGAAAGAAAACACTTATCCAGACCACGGCTGGCTTTGGTGCTACGCCCATCTTTACTATATCCCCACCAGCATCAACCGATCCAAAAAACTGGCGCGTTTCTGATTTTGGTGTCACCAATGCAGGAGCGGCTACATCCGTATTTAAAATTGATCTTGATGCGGCAAACAAATACGTCAGCAAGCTAACTTTAAAGCGTGTCGTATCTAACGCAGCGGTTTCCACAGGCCGCTTCGTGGAATTGTCAAACGCTATTCCCAACATTGACGGATTGTTCACCTCTGTTTTTGAGGACAACTGGTCTTTCGGCGGATACTACCTTGATAACGTGGGCGACAGCGTTGTTCTTAACCGTAATACGACTACTGGTGCTGGCGTAGGTTATTATGTCAACCAGCTTGGAACCGCCGCGAACATCATTATCCGCGATGGAAACTGCACTTGCACTGGCGGCGCACTCCAAATGGTCAGTGGTGCAAATCTTATTTTCGAAGGTATGCAGGTGGAATGTCCGTCTGCGTTCACAGGTGCTGATAACGCTGCGGTAAGCATCAACCGACCTTCCGGTGGATCGATCTACAACACCAAAATCCTCAACAATAACATCAATACGCAGGGCAATCCGCTTTACTGCATTTACATCCAAAACGCAGTGCAGACTATAATTGATGGAAATGAGCTATATTGCGACCCAGCTACCGACGCGCATATCTACTTAGACACTGGCGCTGTTGATACCGTTATCGGAAACAACAAATACTACAGCAGCGTAACCGGCGCAGAGATTGACCCCATCATTGTCAATAACGGTGTTGGAACTTCTGGGGTATGGGTTGATGCAACTCTTACACTGGCTGGCTGGTCAAACCAAAACACAGCTAACGAGCATCCTACAGGGTTCTTTAAGACCCGCGACGGTGAAATTCAGTTGCGTGGCCGCGTTGCAGGCGCTGCTATTGTTGGAGGTGAAACGCTATTTACATTGCCCGTCGGCTATCGCCCTAAAACTAAAGGTTACCTTATTGGAACTTACGGCGCTGCTGGAGCGGCAACCTCCGTTGTGTTGCAGATAATCCCAGCAGGTTCTGTCCAAATTTTGACAGCAAGCGCAACTGGGGCTTACCTAAGCGGCGTTGTATTCAGTAACCGCTAACGATATTGCTTGACCGCAAAGATTAAAGGACAAAGACCATGTTAAAAGCAGCACCAAACCAACATGGCTAACCATATTGCTATGCTGCATCAAATGATGTAGTCTAGCCACCAACCGTACTGATGCGGCTCATCAGGAACTCTTCAAGGGTTAAACATGGACGATAATGTTCCTATTGAAGCGGATGCCTCCGCGCCAGAACTCGAAGCCACGGCAGCAATCGAGCCTGTAGAAAACACGACGCCGGAAACGCCTGCTGAACAGGAAGCATCTAAGACCTTCTCACAAGAAGAATTGGACGCGATTGTAGGCAAGCGACTTGCGAGAGAACAACGCAAGTGGGAACGAGAGCAAGCACAGAAGCTGGCAGAAGCACAGTCTCGGCAACCGGCGCAAGCGCCAACCGATCTGACTCCTGAGCAGTTTGACACTTACGAAGATTATGCCGATGCCTTGGCAGAGCATAAAGCGGAAGTGTTGCTGGAACGGCGGGCAACCGCCAAAGAACAGCAGGCATTGCTTGAGCAGTACCATGACCGTGAAGAAACGGCGCGGGATAGATATGACGACTTCGACCAAGTCGCCTACAATCCTAACCTGCCTGTCACGGAATACATGGCACAAAGCATACAGTCTTCGGACGTTGGCCCTGACCTGCTTTATTGGTTAGGCACCAACCCCAAAGAAGCTGATCGCATTTCTCGCTTGAACCCAATCTTGCAAGCAAAGGAAATCGGAAAAATTGAGGCCGGATTGGCTTCTAATCCGCCGGTTAAGAAAACTTCAACCGCCCCGGCACCGATTGCTCCTGTCACTGCACGTTCTACTGGCTCCAGCCAGTACGATACGACCGACCCTCGCTCGACTAAGTCGATGAGTACGTCGGAATGGATCGAAGCAGAACGGCTGCGGCAGATCAAGAAGTACGAGGCACAACGTAACCGTTAAATAGGGAATACCCCATGTCCAATAGCATTTTAACCATTGATATGATCACGCGGAAGGCTCTCGAAATCCTTGAGAACAACCTCGTGCTTACACGTAACGTAAACCGCCAGTACGACGACAGCTTTGCTGTTGAAGGCGCCAAGATCGGCTCAACTCTGCGTATCCGTCTTCCAGACCGTGCGCTTGTCACCGACGGTGCAGCCCTTCAGGTACAGGACGACAACGAGCAGTTCACAACGCTGACCGTTGCCAACCAGAAGCACATCGGCGTCAACTTCACGACTGCTGAATTGACCATGCAGCTTGACGATTTCGCAGAGCGCGTTCTCAAGCCACGTATCTCGCAGCTTGCTTCCAGCATCGACGCTGACGTTGCAAACGCGTATGCAACCATCGGTAACTCGGTCGGCACGCCCGGCACTACGCCAGCTACTTCGGCTGTTCTTCTTGCTGCACAGCAGAAGCTGAACGAAAACGCTGCTGTGATGTCGCCACGTTATGCCACCGTCAACCCAGCCGCAAACGCTGGCTTGGTCGAAGGCATGAAGGGCCTGTTCAACCCAACCGACACCATCAGCAAGCAGTTCAAGAACGGCATGATGGGTACTGGCGTACTTGGTTTCGACGAAATCAATATGTCGCAGTCCATCAAGCAGTTCACCACTGGTTCGCGTACTGCAACCGGCGGTTCGACTTCGGCTGCTGTCACCACTGAAGGTGCAACCACCATCGCCATCACTGGCGCTGGCGCGGCTGCTACCGTCAAGGCTGGCGACGTGTTCACTGTAGCTGACTGCTATGCAGTCAACCCACAGACGCGTGAAAGCACCGGTTCGTTGTTCCAGTTCGTTGCATTGGCTGACGTCACACTCAGCGGCGCTGGCGCAGGCAACATCACTGTTGCTCCTGTCTACTCGGCAGGCAACGCGCTTGCTACTGTAGACGCACTGCCCGGCAACAGCAAAGCTGTTGTATTCGTCGGCGCAGCATCGTCGCAGTACGCGCAGAACCTCATCTACCACAAGGATGCTATCACCTTCGCAACCGCCGACCTTCTGCTCCCACAGGGCGTAGACATGGCATCGCGTCAGGTACACAACGGTATCTCGCTCCGCGTTGTTCGTCAGTACGACATCAACAACGACCGTATGCCTTGCCGTATTGACGTTCTGTATGGCTACAGCACGATCCGTCCGCAAATGGCCGTCCGGATGTGGGGCTAATTTAATCACGGCCTCCGGTTCGCCGGGGGCCAAACTTTTTAAAGGATTTATATTATGGCTATTCCAAATGGCGGTTCCGCCTATCAGGTTTCAGATGGCAACGTTGATGCAGCCAAGCTGCTCGGCGGCTCGGTCCTTACTGCTTCATCGGGCGCAGGCATCTACTTCCTTACGACTGCAATCACTGCAAACAGCACGACGACCGACGCCCCTGCGGGTTCGATTGGCGTGACCACGAACGCAACAGGACTTGGCAAGATGTTCATTTCCGATGGCACTAAGTGGCAGTTCGCTGTAGTTGCTTAACCAATTTGGGCGGCCTTCGGGTCGCCCATTTTCAGGAGATCAATCATGCCTAATACAAAAGCAGTAGGCGTTGCTTACGCCGATCCTGAGTTTGAAAGCGTAAATGTCACCGGCGCCGCCGTTGTAGGTTCACTTTCAGCAGGTTCGGTTGTTTCAACAGCCTCAAGCGGCGTAGTTGCCAGCAACGCAAGTGCAGGCGTCTATATCCTTAGCACTGCAATCACCGCTAACTCGACCACCACTTCGGCACCTGTCGGTTCGCTTGGTATCACAACCAATGCAACTGGCCGTGGCAAGCTGTTCTACGCAGACGGCACCAAGTGGCAGTTCATGGCGATCAGTTAATAATCTGGGCGGCTTTCGGGCCGTCCATTTTACGGAGTTTTTATGGCTGTTATCTACCTTGTTCACGACGTCCACGGCGCAAAAGTTGCTATCTCAGAAGAGGAAGCGCGCTGCGACGAAGAGTTTGGTTGGGAACGCTATTACCCTGACGCCCCTGTAGTGGCGCCCGTTAACGAAATGTCGGCAGGCAGCAAGCGCCGCCGCGCAACGCAGGAAGACTAACCAATGGAAACGGCTGGGGACATAATTAACGGTTCGCTTAGGCTTCTAGGCGTTCTGGCAGAAGGCGAAGTTCCATCGGCTGAAACGTCGCAAGACGCACTGCGCGCCATGAACCAGATGATTGATAGCTGGAACACTGAGCGCCTCGCGGTCTTCTCGACGCAGGACCAGATATTCACATGGCCGTCAGGCCAACTGTCGCGCACGCTTGGCCCTTCCGGCGACTTCGTCGGCAACCGCCCTGTGCTGCTTGAGGACTCGACGTACTTCCGCGACCCCGGCACCGGCGTCAGCTACGGCATCAAATTCATTAACCAGCAGCAGTATAACGGCATCGCGGTCAAGACCGTGACATCCACATACCCGCAGGTTATCTTCGTCAACATGACGTTCCCCGACATCGAAATGTATGTCTATCCGCGGCCTACGCGCGATCTGGAATGGCACTTCATTTCGGTTGAAGAACTCACCCAGCCTGCAACGCTGGCGACCACACTGCATTTCCCGCCCGGCTATCTGCGTGCGTTCCGTTATAACTTGGCGTGCGAGATGGCACCTGAGTTTGGCGTTGAGCCGTCACCGCAAGTGTCGCGTCTGGCTATGGCATCGAAGCGCAACCTGAAGCGCATCAACAACCCTGACGACATCATGTCCATGCCGTACAGCATCGTGGCGACGCGTCAGCGGTTCAACATCTTCGCGGGTAACTATTGATGAAGACGCCGATCCTTGGGTCGGCGTATGTCGCAAGAAGCGTCAACGCCGCAGACAACCGTATGGTCAACCTCTTTCCGGAAATCGTACCGGAGGGCGGCAAAGAGCCAGCCTTTCTCCAGCGCGCGCCGGGGCTAACCCTTCTGGCAACTCTTGGCACTGGCCCTATCCGCGGGATGTGGACGTATGGCAACTACGGCTACGCCGTGTCGGGCAATACGTTGTATAAGGTTGACAGCAACTGGAACGCGGTTGCCAAAGGCACCGTAGGCGGCACAGGTCCTGTCAGCATGGCTGACAACGGCACGCAGCTATTCATCGCGGCTAACCCCACAGGTTACATCTACAACGCCAGCACCGACGTGTTTCAGCAGATTACTGACCCTGACTTCCCCGGCGCTGGCACGGTCGGCTACATCGACGGCTATTTCGTGTTCAACGAACCCGGCACGCAAAAGATTTGGGTGACGTCGCTGCTTGACGGTACATCTGTCGATCCGCTGGAGTTTGCCAGCGCCGAAGGCAACCCCGACAATGTGGTCGCGGTCTTTGTGGACCACCGCGAAGTCTGGGTGTTCGGCACCAACTCGACCGAAGTCTGGTACGACGCAGGGCTGCTCGACTTCCCGCTGACGCGTATCCAAGGTGCGTTCAACGAACTGGGCTGCGCGGCGCCGTACAGCGTCGCCAAGATGGACAACCAAGTTTACTGGCTGGGCAAAGACGCCCGCGGTCAGGGCATCGTCTACCGCGCTGCTGGCTACATCGGCCAGCGCGTGTCAACGCACGCTATCGAATGGCAGATGCAAGAGTATGCCGACATCTCGGACGCTACAGGCTACACGTACCAGCAGGACGGTCACAGCTTCTACGTGCTGAACTTCCCGTCCGCTAACACGACTTGGGTGTATGACGTCGCCACCGGCGCATGGCATGAGCGCGCGTCGTTTGCCAACGGCGAGTTTAACCGTCACCGCGCCAGCAGCCAGATGTTCTTCAACTCTACCACTGTTGTCGGCGATTACCAGAACGGCAAGATTTACGAGTTTGACCTGAACGAGTATTCCGACGACGGCAGCCCGCAGAAATGGCTGCGGTCATGGCGGGCGCTCCCGACAGGCGCTAACAATCTAGCCCGTACTATCCAGCACTCTATGCAGCTTGACTGCGAGACAGGCGTTGGCCTGAACAACGGCCAAGGCGAAAACCCACAGGTCATGCTGCGCTGGTCCGACGATGGTGGCCACACATGGTCGAACGAACACTGGAAGTCGATGGGGCGCATTGGCCGGTCTGGCTACCGCACGATATGGCGTCGCCTTGGTGCGACGGTGAAGATACGCGACCGCGTCTATGAGGCGTCAGGAACCGACCCTGTACGCATCTACATCATGGGCGCTGAACTGCTGCTGTCAGGAACGCGCGCCTAATGGCTCTGGCACCAATCAACCCTACGCAGTTAACGCCACCTCGCGTCGCGCTGATTGACGAACGGTCAGGCGCTATCAGCCGTGAATGGTACAGGTTCTTTCTGTCCCTGCTGACAGCTACGCAGGACAACCAAGAAGAAACCATGCTGGCGCCGAACACAGGATCGCTGTTGGCGACCTATGACGCCATGTTGGCGGAACTGGCGCAGACTACCGAAACAGCGCCTGACGCTATTTCGGCGGCGGCGGACGTAGAAGCTAAAGTAAACGCGCTGACGCAGGCGGTGGGCGCCGCCCCGCCTGCAGCGTCTGAAAGCGACATAGCTGACATCCAGACACAGCTTCAGGCATTGGCTCTCTCGCCGCCACCCAAGCAGAACCGCAATCCGCGCTACGGTTCGTTTTACGACACGACAACGCAGACGGCAGCCGCAATCAATACGGCCTATGCGATGACGTTTAACACCTCAGACTTGTCATATGGTGTCAGACGCGGCACACCAACGTCACGCATTTATGTTGATACGCCCAACGTGTACAACGTGCAGTTCTCCGCGCAGCTAGACATGACATCTGGCGGCACGGCTTTGGCATGGATATGGTTGCGTAAGAACGGTGTAGACGTGCCAGATAGCGCAGGCCAAATCCGCATCCAAGGTAACGACTCGGAAATTATTGCCGCGTGGAACTACCTCGTTCAGTTGAACGCTGGCGACTATATACAAATAATGTGGGAAGTTGACGACACTTCGGTTATTATATTGGC